GCTACCGGCTCATTCATGTTCATCATCTTCTCTTAAAAGATTATTGAGAATCTCAAGGGCATCTTCTAACCCTTGATGTTGTCCAACCATACGGTGATAAGCCTCCCATGTCGGCGCTTTTCCAGTCGCCAGGGCCAGGGCTATCTCTCCCTGTGAAGCCTTTATCCCACCAATAAGGTCGCTGATCGTCTTCATTTTTTCTTCAGTAGTTTCGGCTCCTGTTTAGGTTGGTCTTTGGCTTGCATGGATTGCCCGTTCAAGGGAACCCCCATAGCCATCCGTTTGTGTTGTTTCACAAACTCACTCTTCTGCTCTTTGTCGTAGTTCGACATGACACACTCCTATTGCAGCTTGGTTGAGAAATCTACTACCGTCTTATCCTGATCTAGTTTCAGTCGCGCAGCATCCCGAGTAAGCCTTGCAGTTTCAATCCTCTCTTTCGTCTCTTGATCGCCCTTAGCTATCGCAAGACGTAATTGAAGATCTTCCATCTCCATCTGCTGCTTCTGCTGTAACTCCAACATATCTAGTTGAAGCTTCTGAGCCATCTCCTGACCCTTAAGCTGCAACTCCGCTTGATCCCGCGCCTGCCGTCTCTGAGTCTCAGCCATGCTCGTCTGCAACAACACCTGACCATCAGGCGTCAGATCAGGCTTCGGCTTGAACTGCTGAATAGCCTGCGTCATCTGCTGAATCACCGGCAAAATCCCGCTTAACGTCTGCTGACTGTCCATGTCCACATGCTGCGACGCAGCACCGTACAACTTATCCAAAGCCTTCGGATCATCCAACAACTCATAGTTGTCCGGCTTCTCACCAATAGACCTGTGGATATAACCTTCCATGCGGTTCAAATACCACAACGCTATGTGCTGCTTAATGTGTTCCATCGCCTTCGGAAGGAACGTCGGAGCAATCATCGGGTTCTGACCAAACACCGGGTTCTTGGCGTAATCCAAATGAGCCTGAATGTGACCCAGATGATCCTGCTCAGGATAAGCAAACGCTGCCTGACCAATCGACATCGCTACGTTTTCGTTAGCAGGATCCATCTTCTCCGGTCCAGGCATGTCAATCATCACCTCGTTGATACCGGGAACCTTCAACTGCTTCAAAAACCGCTCAATCACGATCTTCCGGTTAAACAGGTCAGGGTTCTTTTCCATCACCGCCATCACCGCTTGCGACTGCGCCATCCTCTGCGTCTCAGAGAAGATATGCGGATCACTTACCGGGATAACATCAGAAACCTTCGCAAAGTCCTCACGCTTGATATCTAGATCAACCATGTCCTCACTACGGCGCATGTCCTCTAAATACCAACGGTTGATCCTCTGAAGGATCTTCAAAACCCTACCCTGACTCTTATGAAGCCTTGCATGGATACTTGAAAAGACCGCAGCACCCTGCTCAATCAACGCCTGAGTCGTTCCTACCGGCGTCTGAGCATTAACATCAGCAATCTTCTCTTCCGCGGTCGTCACAACCCCCTTAGCCGCTGTTGTCAACCACCCCAACAGTTGAAACAACACCGGATTCGGCGGATTAAATGGAAATGGCATCGCAATCTTGCGAATATCATCTACCCCAGGAGCCGCTTCAATCTCCGCTACTTGAGTTACCTCAACCTGCTGGCTCTGACCCGATAGCTTCGCTCCCTTGAGCTTTAGCATCGTCGCAGCATTGTTGATATGCGCTGAGTCCATCAACGCCCTCAGAGCCCCGGTAAGCGCTGCTGAAAGCCCTCCAATCAAATGCGGAAGGCCAATCGCATACGCACCGCGCCACGGAATAAACTTGTACTCGACAATCCAGTCGAGCTTTTCCATGACCTCATCGCCCTCTTCCCAGTTTCGGTAGAGTCCAATGACTTCAGTCTCAAGCTCATCAATCATCAAGATATACGGGGCAAGCTCTCCCTTCGTATAAGGGTCGCTCTCAATCTCAAGCCACGTATAAACGTGATATACCCGACGAACACCGTCTTCGTTATCGTTCGGGCTTTTACCCTCAATCTTGTCCGTAGCCTTCTGCGCTGAAGTAGGCTCTGGATCCATCGTCGCCCGGACGTAACTTGCATCCCGGTACAACCCCGACCGAATCCTCTGCCGATACTCATAGTTCGACAGGTCGTGTACTTCCGTTACCCGCTGCGCTGTATAGAAGTTTGTAGCCGCAAACGGTAAGATCACATTGTCAATCGGAAGGAATTCCGCGCAGGGACGCTTTTGCCTTTCGTCATACCAAAGCTTTAGATACTGCGAACCTCCTAGCGGAAGTTGCGTCAACATCTGCTCCTGCTCATCTAGAAACTCTGGAATCTGCTCAGTCAACTGCCAGTTCATGAAGTCGCGCTTGCGCTCTGCAATCGCAATCTTCTCTTTGTCTACATCCCCGATAATCTTCGTTCTCGTCGGACCATCCGCAGGAAACAACTCTTTGATCGCTCGAGCGGCAAAGTCAACACAACCCTCAGCCATGATCGGATGCACGACCTTAGACGCACCGTTAAACGTAGCGCCACCAGGAGCATCGTTCCCCATCCCAGTTCGACGAATACCCTCTTCATACTGCTTATCACGCTGCTTGCGAGCTTCCTTGTCTTTCTCAATCAGCTCAATGTATCTCAGCGCGAAACCAGCAATCTCATAACTGTCGTAAGCGTCTACGTCAGCAAGATTCTCGTAGAAGTCTTGGTTCTCCATTGGGCCAGCAGGCAACTTAACCAGAGCAGAACCATCAGGAAGCTCTTCAATCTCTGATTCCTCAAGATCAAGATCTACCTCTACGGGCTCCTCCTGGAGTTTATCTCCCTGCGCTAAACCACCGATGCCAGGGATCTCTCTGCCGTAGTCCTGCTCAATAGGGAATTCAGTTGCCATGTTTTTTCCTTAAAACCGCAAGTCCGCCACTAGCCATCGTAGGCTCGCCAGTCATCGGATCTCGTGGCGTTCCAGACCTAGTATACGAAGCCTCTGCTTCCCTTGCTTTCTTAAACAACTCTTCAAGTAAATTTACTTGCCCTTCAGGAAGGATTGGATTTGACCGGACAAAATATACATCTCGCTCAATCTCGTCCATGATGCGCCCTAAAGGAACGTCTGGTTTATCTCGCATAAACTGCCACGGTGCATATGGCACTCCGACGTTGTTCATATACTTAACAACGTCATCAATTGCACTTCTCCAGTTTTTGTCCGCAAAGTCTACCGTCGATAGCACTGGAACTGCTTCTTTCGCAACAGGTTTAGCAACCTTTGCTTCTTTCGCCGCTTTTGCGGCCTTTGCGGCAAGACTAATTACCTTTCCACCAGATTGAAAAGCTTGTACTAGACCGCCTTTTTTCTTTTTTGTTCTAACGTCCGGCATAGCCTCGGATTTGAAGTAGGGCATCAACACGCCCTCTCCCGTTTCAACCATATCCAATATGTAGTTGCGAATGTTTTTAGGCGTTGGCTTTACGCCTTGCCCCTGAAGAGTATACGCAGTTTGTTTCTCTAACAGGTCTAGAGCATCGCCTCTAGGAGACTTCAAACCCGTCAACTCTCCCCCTCCAAACCACCTTCCCGCCTGCGCCATCCCACCAGGAATGCCAAGCTCATTCGCTATATCCAACATTTTTGATTCGGCCAAACCATATTCCGTAGAACCGAAACCGCCTTGCCGAGTAAAGTACGGATGATATGGGCTAGCTAATGTTTCTCCGGCAGCTTCATGCACATCCAGAACGACCGATTTACCAAAATCTCCGGCCTTCTGCGTTCCATACGTCGGGATCTTGTAATTCGTAGGAATGTCTGCTTTTACCTGCTCTCGAAGGTTTGTGTTGCCTTCGATCACTTGCTGCACCCCTTGACGATGCACAGGCATTAACGGCAAACCTATTCCATACTTTTGCTTAAACTTTGCCATCTCCTCAGCAACCGTCTTTTCATCTAACGGTAGCCCTCTGGCATTCATATCCCGCAAGAACTGACCTACCGCCATCTCATTCATAATTGAATTACGAGCAGAAGCCGGGGCTGTTTCATATACGAACTGCTCAAACTTTTCCGCAGGAATCCCTCTTTCTAATGCAGCCATCTTCAACGGATACAACGACCCGTAGAAGGTTTCACCCCCCAGCGGAAGCCCGCGCATAATCTGCTTTTTGATAAGCTCTCGGTTCCGCGGATTGTCATACATCTCTCCCACGTAACCTACATCTGCTCGCGCAGGTTGATACCGCGGGAACCGCGTCTGTTCTACCCCAGGGAAACCTTCTAACGCTTCCTTAATGAGCGACCGGTCAAACGCTTGCAACCCAGGAGGAGGAGGCGTCCACGGCTCTGTCGGTTGACGCAAAAACTCTTCTGCCCTTTGTGCCCTTTCCTCTACAACTGACGGTACGTTTCTAAATCTTCTAGCCAGTGGCGCTGAATACGGCTCATTTACAAGCTCACCGAACTCACTAACGGCGGAAGGTTTATCAATACGCTCCCAACGGAATCTTGATAACACATCTCGTTCTGCTTTCTTTTCTACTTCTTGCTCAGAAAGCTTTGGATTATCTTTGGCTATCCGCTTTGATGACTGCTGAATAGCTTTATCAAGTTCCGCAGGCGTGGCAACTGGCTTTTCAGAAATCTCCTCTAACTTTTTGGAAACTCTGATTGCAGCGTCTGACGCTTGTTTTGCACCCTTTGCTCCGGCTTTCGCTCCGGCCACAGCACCCTTAACTATTCCGCCAGCCTGAAACGCTTGAACTAAGCCACCCTTCTTGTACGGGATTGGCTTTTGGAATCGTTCACGCATCGCTGGGGTAATGTCAAAGCCGGGTTGCAAAGCATTCATTGGAACCGCCGTTTCACGAATGCCGGGGAGTTTTACTACTCCTATATTTCCGCCACCAAACCGCTTCAGAACAGCATGGACACGCTCAGGGACTAACTTATCGTAAAAGGCTTTCATGCCTTCGCCGCCAACCTCAAGGTCAAGACCTTCAAGAATTCCCCATTTTTTGTTATTGTTTATTGATTCTAAAATCTTATCTGCAAGCTCTTTTCCCACAACTGAACTTAACTCATCAGGCTTAAAACTGTTAGTTCTACTACCAAAATCTACGGGGCCTTGATCATCTTTCTGCTCTGCACTAATTATTATCCTGTGATCATTTGGATTGCTTCTGTCTAACTGCCAAGATACTGATTCAATCTGCTTACTCAGATTATACCGATCAGCAGACTGCGTACCATTCACAAACGCTACACGGTCATAACCTTCATCTACCGCTCGTTTGATGATGTTCTTCAGCGATAGATCTAGCCATTCTTTAGTGTTAGTTACGAAGGGGGCAGATGGTATTCCGCTACGCAATTCAGTCATCCTGTCAGATAGTAAATTCATCTGACGATTGATTTCCGATGCGCGGTTAACCGCCTCCTGAGTTTTTGAATCTGCGTCGTCACCTTCTGCAATGACTTTTTCAACCCGTCGACGCTCTGCGTTCAGCGCATCGTACTGCCGTGTAAGCTCTGACATACTTACGCTTTTATCCACAAACCCCTTCTTCCTGCCTTCTTGCGCCCAGTCAGACTGAATCTCTTCAATGAACAGAACCTTCTTGCCGTCAGCATCCGTTCTGTCATTCATGCGGATATGCGCTACGACGTTTGGTTCTTCCCAATGAGGCGAACGAAATTCTTTAGGTTGCGTTTCAAACAATCTTCTAGATTCTTGTACAACCTGATCTTTTTCGTTTTCAGACAAAAATCGCATCTCTTTGTTAAACAAACGTTTGGCAATATCGTTTGTTGTTTCAGATTTGCTGCTTGGCATCTTGAGCAGCACTTCCCGGTAGTTCTCGCCACCAGGAAGTTGATACTGAGCGTATCTGGGAGGATTCTCCCTTGACAACTGCTTTGTGTCTGCGTATTCAATCTTAGCTTTGCCATACGCAAACACAGCATCTTCGACATCTTTTGGGAGATTTAATGCTCTTATATTTTCCAATGCGGCTTGATCTCCACGAACCGCTGCATCTGCCCACATATCCCGAAGGTTATAAAACTTCAACATCGACATATCCGGCAAACTGTCTTCTAGCGTCCTCCAACTTTTATTAAGATTTGCCTCCGCTCGTTTTGCGGCTTCAATCTCTTTACTTCCTTTCACGACCTCTTGAATCTCAGGAACCGCACCCTTGGCTAACTCCTGAACTTGTTCTCTCGTGATACTCGGGGAGTTTCTAAGCTTCTCTGCAATTCCTGACGACTCTAGGAACTCTTTGTTGACGTTCTCTGACCTTTGAAGCTCATTCAAGAACGCCTGACCCGGCCCTTGCTTCCTCTGGATATTTAACGCAGCCTGATGCACCGGGTCATAAAAGCCTAACGGACTCGTCGGAGCTTCCATCCTCGCTACAGCCGACGGCGCTGCCTGCATCATCAAACCCTGAGCACCGAGAATCCTCTCTGCACCCTCCGCTAACATAGGCTGCGCAGCCCTCAAACCGCCTTGTACGCCCCTCTGAGCCTGCGCTGCTGCCGCACCTGCCGGGATTGCTTGCAACGCCTGCAACTGCACCTGGGGCATCGCAGGAATCTCTGGAAGCAATTCTCCGACCGCGGTAAGCGCTCCCATCCCTTCTTCGGTCTTCGGCACGTACATCTGGCGTTTCATCATGCCGAGCGGGTCTTTTTCGCCAGTAACCAGCGATTGAACCATCGAGGGCACCGATAATGCCGCAGCACTTCCTAACGAAGCTAAAGCCTCACCAGCGCCTAACGTCTGCGCCGGAAGCCTCTTGATCCGCTCCATCATCGTCGGATCCTGCTGGAACAACCTCGACATATCTCCGCCGAGAATGTTCTCCTCCGGGACGTCTCTAGCCCGCTCACGCTCCCGAGCCATCGCTAATGCCAGATTGAATGCCTGATCCTCTGACATTCCGCCAGAAGTTAATTGATCCCGCATCGCATCCGTGTCAGACGCAAACGGATCCGGCTTACGAGATTTTGATGCGATATAACGGTCTAACCGCTCAGCAAGGTCCATAGCGCCCTCCTGTTAGCATCATACTTTTATACCGCCGTCAAGTCTACGCAGCATACGGATTCTCTCTCGTCCTGCCCGTATCTACATAATCGTCTTCGTCATAATCATCCCGCGGCGGGGGATCTACTTCTAACCAACCGGCATCCCTCAACCACCTCAAGACCTGGGACGTCACATCGCAGAAATCATCCCGAGTCGACTCAGGGAACGCACAAACCTGACTTACTAACGGCTCCGCCCAGTCCTTTACGAAACCCTTTCTTTGATCACTCTCGGGAATCCAAACCCTTCCCCGAGCAATAATGTGACTGACGATATTCATCCGCTGGATCTTGTCAGCATTACCTGGGTTATATCCAGACACCGGAAGATGCGCCCTTCTAAGATCCTGAATCAAACTGATCCCGGCGGACTTATCCTCAACAAGGATCGTATCCACCCGCTTCTTGTCCTTACCTTCCCCGAAGATCACCTCGTACTCTTCCTGAACCTTCTCCCGCAGATCCGGGTACTGCAAGAAGTCCTGCCAGCAATCTAGAAGCATGACCGACATCGGTCCATCTAAGGGCTTGAACACTCCCCAGGTTCCACAAGCCGTCGGATCATTGTGCGTCTTTTCACTCGTCGCACAGTCATAACTCTGAACGATGTACTCAAACTTCGGAAACTCTTTACCGGCAGGCCAAAGCTTGAACCACTCGCGCTTGACGATCCCTCCGTCTTCAGGGTCAATAATCTCGGCATGAATCTCCTGCTTGCCGAGCTTCGTCCCTTCATACGCCAGAATCTGCTTCTGGAAGTTCTCCGACAAGTTCTTAAGGTTCGAATACGTCGACGCCCTTGTAATGACTACGTCGTCACCTTCTCGACCGATCAGTTCTAACAGAAGATCTTTCGGCTTCGGCGTCGTGGTAACTATCATCCGGGTTTTCATGTCCGGCAACTTTAAACGCAACCCGAACTGGATCTGATCCCACGCTTCTTGAAGGTAGTCCCAGGCAGCGACCTCATCACCCCAGCCACCATGAAACTGCGGGCCCCTGAAGCGCTCTGGCTCACTGGCCGGGATTCCCTTGATCAGACTCCCGTTGATGAGCTTTAACTCATGCAGCGCTTTGTTGTAATCCAACACCAGCTCAGGAGGGATTACATTGAGCAACCCACTGTCGCCTTCGAAGCATGTAGCCCGGACGTCCGAGCTTGTAGGAGCCGCAACCAACCACCGGGTTTTCGGGTAATTCCACGCCCACCAACCAACCTGCTCCGCCGCGGTCTTAGTCTTGCCCGCACCCCTACCGGCTAACATCAACCATATTGACCACCAGTCGCCAGGAGGAAGGATCTGGTGCTTATGAGCGTTGATCAGCCAGTTAGCCCGCCAGCCGAATGCGATCTGATCCTGAGCAGGAAGCCTCTCAAACTCTGCCCGAGTCTGCGGGTCTTTAAGTATCTCTAACAGATCATTCATTCGCGCATCAGTCGTTCAGAAAAGACTTGCATTTATTCAAACGACTCCGTCATCTCTTCGCCCTCAACTACGAATGGGCGCCAATCCGTCTGATCCCAGTTCCCCTTGCCGTGGTTGCACTCATGGCACAACACCTGAAGATTGCTTAACTCTAGCGCCAAATCCGGGAACAACTTCCGCGGCTTGATGTGGTCTACATGGATAACCGCGCCTGTTTCCGGCGTAGCGCCACAACACATACACTTTCGGCCATACCTCAAGATTGCCTGCATCCGTAGCTTGCGCCAATCGTATGAGCTTAGGAAAGCGTCTGCGCTTACGTCTTGAACTTTGTGCTTTTGCGGAAGACTTTTGTTTTTTTCAACGTACGCTTTAGTCCACGCTATATGCTTCTTGACCCAGGCTTTGTCTGATACCCCGTCTGGCTTTTGAAAGCCGTCCTGAGCCAGCGCCCTACACGCTAGGGTATAAACGCTTGTACGGAACTCACTCGCCCGCGGGAGCTTCAACCGGATGTAATGCCATACCCGGCCCTTATATAGCGTATTGTCACGCTTTGACACCAGCAATCATCCGCTGAGACAAACTCCTGCACAACGCTACTAGAACCCGTACCTCCGCCTCTAGCGACTCAATCCTCTCAACTAGAGCAAGCTCTTTGATCTCTTCCTTCGCCTTCTGTTGCTCGCGCTCTTTTACCGTCTTAGTCATCGTTCACCTCAATCTGTCTTGTCGCTTCTAAGTTTTTCAGCACCGTGTCAAATACGTGTCTTGACTCTACCTGGATCGGGGATCCGTCTGCCGCTCCGGTCAGCGCTACCCTGTCGCCGTACTTCTTTGGCTTCAGCTTCATAGCCGTCCACTTACGGGCATCAATCCGGTTTTTTTGCCACTGCAAGAAAGCGTTATCAAGCTTGTGTTCGATAAGTTCGCCAGTACGCTTGTCAATTACAGGAACTACTTCCGGGACTTCGTCAGCAATCGCAATGATCTCATCTGCAAGCGTATCTGCCTGCTCTTCACGCGCACGGGCGTATGACTCTGCGAACTCTGGATAACGAATCAACCACTCATACACCGTAGCCTGTCGCGGCATGCCTTCGGACAGAGTAATTGACTTGAGAGACTCCCCTTGGGAGATGCGCAAGCAGATTGTTGCTGCTATCTCTGGAGTGTAGTTTGGCGGTCTACCGACCTTCTTGGGAGTCTTCTGTTCTGGCTTGACTAAGGTTTCCGACACAATCGTATTCCCTGATGGTTATTGGTGACCGGTGTTGATCTCCGGTTTCGTGGCATAGATCTAAAAAACAGGCCCCACCGCCCGCCGCAAGCGTGATATCAGGATACTCACCATGACAATCACAGCTAGATCTATTGTGCATCAACCTGCAACTTCACCAACACGGGTGAGGACTGGTAGGGGGCACTGCCCTTCAAAGCTCCGGCACTTTCGGAGCCAATCCTCATGCGTGTTGTGCCCGTCTTTCCGGGCCGTCCGTCGGTTCTCGCTTTTGAGGAGACACACCAGGGAAGCGCTACCGACTGCCGGTGTTTTTATCCACCCCCGGCTGGGATCATAGCTAGTGCTAACCAACCCAATACCAGAACTAAGCTTACCGCAAAATCGTCATGTTTGATCAAACTGACGCACCAGTTGCGAGTCCGTTTCTCCCGCCAAGTGCCGGAGATCGGAAAGTAACAGTCTTGCTTCCCGGATTCGCTTTTGTAAAATCGCATTCTCTATATCCTTTAGGGTTTGCTTGATGTCTAACAGACCTTCAACGTAATCAATCATTCGTCTCTCGCAAAACAGGTTTAGCGGTCTGAGCTGACCAATCAATGTCATACCCGATTGTGGCACCAGCTCCAATCTTCGCCCACCAGAGGAGGATTTCATCATCATCCATCTTCCAAAACGGGGATAGACCTTCCAGTGTTTCGCTCGGCATTGCACCCCAGAACGCTTGATCTAGGGTATTACGGATTGATTGAAATTTCATGATTCGCTTTCCTTCGCTATGTGTTGATGTAATTCTGACTGATATTTTCGAGGCCGTCAAGCCATCCAGTACGCTCGCTCTTCGCCCATCTTCTCTGCCCACTCACTCTCAATACGCATCCAGTCCATTGCGCTCATCTCCTCTTCTAGCCACTCCGCCGGATTGCCGTCTTCATCTAACACCACTAAACCATCGTCGGTCGCTTCGATGATGCACTTCACTCCGTTGATCTTCGCTTTCATGATTAAGCCGCTTTCAAAAGTTTAGTAAACATCCCAAGGCCGTGATTCTTTCCGCCGCAGGAACACTCGCAGGAACCGTCATGCTTACCGTTCAGACACTTGGCATTGCAGGTATGTAGACTCGGAAATTTCTTGTAGTCAATCTTGCGCTCAACGGCAACCAGCTCACCGTCCGATGTAACACCAACAAGACGCTTGAAACTATCGTAAGCGTTAGCACTGCTCTTGATGCCGCCCAACGCAACGAACTGCGCGTTCAGAACTGCATAGATGTTCTTAAGTTCGCTATCACCGTTAAAGTATTTCATGTCGCTTCCCTGTGTTGATGGTGTAATTCTATGTTCGATTACCGGGGCTGTACAATGAATTATTTCTATCAAACATTTACGCTTTTGAGGCTAGGGCTATGCCCTCTTTAACCGCTTCGTAGTAGCCGCGGTGGATGGATTTGTGCCCTGGGCCTATCAGGATGTACTGATCTGACTCTAAGTCAAGATCTGGCCGAACCTCGAAGGTTTTAACCCCTTTGATCGTAGCGTAGACACCTTCACGCTGATACGTTTCATTGACTTGTGGCTTCATGCGATCTCCGTGTACACAAATTGTTCGTTGCTAAAAAAAGTTACGTAAACATCACCGTAGTCGTTTGTGTGACTGTAGACCGCGGCTTTTGCCCAGCGATCACCGTTGCACCGCTCCTGAGTTAACCGCCGCTTGATCGCTCGTGCAGTGCGCTTGCCCTCGTAAACTACGGGAGGTCGTGCAACTACACCCTCCCCAGCAAAAATCAAAACCTTGTCGCTTTTGAGCATCTCAGACAGGTTCATGTTCAACCTCAACCTTGTCTAGGTTTGACAGAACCGCTTTAAGTTCCAAGCGAGCGTCCAGAACGTCTAGGTACTTCAGACCCTCCGGGACGTTACTAGCCTGCATGGCAAGGTAATTCAAGGCTTCTAGGGCTTTGACTAACGTCATTGCTGAGATCTTCATGATGTCTCCTAATGGCCCCCGAAGGGGCCTCCTGGTTTACTTGGTAGCGACCTTGACCGAGAACACCGCAGACGTCTTTGTGTGTTCAGCAATCAACTCAGCCGGAATATCGAGAACCTTAGCGATAGCTTTCCAATCCACCGTTGAGCGATTGGACTCAACATACGTCGCTACAAAACCGTCGCCCTCGAACTTGCGCTGACCAGACAGGTTCGCCTCGTCCTTCAGCTCGTCTTTGATCGCATCCGCTTCTTTGGTCAACTCAGCAATCTGCGCCAGGAGAAGACCCAGGGTGTCAATTTTGGTAGTGATCATTTCGCTTTCCTTCGCTTTGAGAGCATCAGACATTGATGCAATGGATGTAACTGTACGTTAGATAATCTACCCTTGCAAGCCCTTTTTCACTAGGGCAAACCCTAATCGTTTCGTTTTTTGCAAAACATCTGTCCGCAACCTCCTGAATGAAATACAGGCTCTAGGAGGCTCTGGAAGCGTTTGGACTGCGGAGTCCAACTTTGGCCCAACAATCGCTTGTAGGCCGTTTTAAGCGGTTTTAGGGGCATTGCTGCGTACCTCGGACAGTAGGTCTTGTTCGTCAAAGCCCCAGTGCTTTACAAAACCCTTAGTTCCTAGCCCGTGAACCCCGGTTTTGCCGCGGTGATGCTCCGGGCATAACGGGATAACGTCCCAGTCACTCGCCCGCCTCCCGGCTCCGGTTCCGGCTCTAGGATGATGCAGCTCTGCTGGTGTACCTAGGTAACCCATGCGCTTGCAGACAATACAGCCCATCTCCGCAACTTCACGCATGTACCGCTTGACGTTCATTCGCACAATCCGTAAATGGATGAACAGGATGGGCCTTCTTGCATACGGAGGAAATCTAATTGTTTTCCTCCTCTACTTGTTTTTGACCACTCAACCACTGAATGAATGCTTGCCACACTAATGTCTGTTCCAACTCCAAATGTAGAACTGCCTCTTTTGCTTGCTGCGCTAACAATTTTTTCCCACTGCGCAACCCGTTCAATTTCATCTGGAAACCGCTTGCTTATCTCTAGCAACTCATCTTTTCGAGCGTGTATGCAGGGCATGCAACCAACCCTACCCATGCCTTGCTCATAGAGCGGGTTGTGCTTGATTCCATGCTTCTTGTGCATCTCGAAACACTGCTCGGCAGTCCATTGCAGGATTGGCCTGTAGTTCCACAACCCACCACCCACTTCTTCTAGCTCAGGCAGGTTTCGTCTGGCAGCAGATTCGTCCGCTCTAACGCCCTGCCACGACCAGATTGTGTGCCCTTGGTCAAGCAATGGGATCTGGACTTGTTCAATGATCGGATTGCGCTTTAGTTCTTCTGAACAAAACCGAGCTTTTGTACTTGGGAACCGACCCTTCCAGATGCAAAGGTCAAGAAACGGGTTGCCAGTTGGATACAGGACTTGTAACGCTCGATCTATCGTTTCTTGTGGGACACCCTTCTCAGGCCACTTATTTTTGACGTACTCTCGTTTTCTTGCGATCTGCTCTGAGAAATCTGCTTTGATCGTGCGTATCGGGAACACCTTGTCATTCAGATATTGCACGTACTCATACGTCTGTTGGTGTTCGTGCCCGGTATCTGCAAAGACCGCTTGCAAGTTCTCAGTCTGGCGTTCAATAGCCAGCAGCAATAAAGCTGTACTGTCCTTCCCGCCAGATACGCTAACAATGTTGTGTTTCATAGCGTCGCACTCACCTGGGTTCTTGCCGTAGCTTGCTCGGTTCGCCAGACGTCAACCCTCATCCTTGCAGCCTCGAGCATCCACCTCAGTTCTTCTTCTTCTCGTGCCGCTTCTTTGATACCCGCGAGGATCTCAAGGTACTCAACGTCTGAGTACGCCTCCCTCTCCTGGGCGTTCACCGCTTCGTACCCGCGGGCTAAGGCTTCTTTCATGAGTAACGCCTTCTTAGACTTGCGAAACTCTTCGAGATACATACGGTTCGCTTTTGCCTGCGCATAACTCTTCGCTTTGGCAATCATGAAGTCAATCGCTTTGTGTGGATCGTTCATCCTAGTTCCTTCAATACGTCTTTCAGTTGTTCAAAGTCTCGTTGTTCTAACTCTTTTGCAGTCTTTGTCGACATACTCAGTTGTTTTACTTTAGTTCGTCGCTGTCTGTCCCTTCGAATCATCTGACTTACTTGTTTTACGATCTTGTACTGTTCTTGGGTCGTCAACACTTTCAATCTCCACTTTCAACATGCCAGCTACGATGTCACCCCAGACAATCCTTAAATCTACAATCTGAGAATCATCTTCCCAGATACCGGCATACGTTAAAC